ATGTTGCGCGGCCACATTGACGAGGAAGTCGCCCGCGAAATCTACGCGAAGAAATACGCGCCCGTCGCGGAGATCGGCTTCATTACCAACGACGCCTTTCCGAACTTCGGCTACTCGCCTGACGGGCTGGTCGGATCTGATGGGCTGATCGAGGTGAAGTCCCGCGACCCGCACTTGCATCTTGCCAGCATCACGGCCCGCGAGCGCGGCGAAGGCATCCCGAAGGAATACATGGCCCAGGTGCAATCTGGCCTGATGATCTCCGGGCGCGAGTGGTGCGACTTCATCAGCTTCTCGCACGGCCTTCCGATGATGGTTCACCGCGTCGAGCGTGACGAGGACTACATCGCCGCAATCTACGAGGCGGCGAAGAGCTTCGAGCAGTCCGTTCTGGAGATCATCGAGACCTTCCGGGCCGCGACGGCAGACGCCAGCACCTACACCCCCACCGAACGCATCGACTACGAAGGGATGATCCTGTGACCAGTCTTCTTCCGACCATCGCCGCGAAATCCGACCAGCTCAACGCCGAGGATCTCATCGGAGGACCGCGCACTGTCCGCGTTACCAGCGTGAAGGTGACCGCCTCCGAGGATCAGCCCGTGTGGATCTCGTTCCACGGCGACGATGGCAAGCCGTTCAAGCCGTGCAAGACCGTGCGGCGCCTTCTGGTCCGCGTCTGGGGTGACGACAGCAGCCTCTACGCCGGCCGGGAAATGACCCTCTACCTCGACCCGGAGGTCAAGTATGGCGGCATGAAGGTTGGAGGCATCCGCGTCTCCCATGTCTCGCACATCGACAGGCCGCAGAAGTTCTTCCTGACCGAGACGCGCGGGAAGAAGCGCGAAGTCACCGTGCGCCCCATCCAGCAGTCGTCCGGGTCTTACGATGGCGAAGACCGCGCCGAGCATCTGCGCGACAAGATGCTGGCAGGCGTCCGCAAGTATGGCCCCGGCATCGCGGATAACCGAGACTTCGCCAGCGACATGGCCGACCTCAAGGACATGAGCCGTGAATACGCCGCCCAGATCGAGGCAGAGCTTCTGACCCAGAGGCAAGACGCATGATGGACTGGCGGCATACAGTCGAGAACTCCGACGGGCTTGTCGCGCTGTATGCCCGCCTTGGAGACATGCCGCAGCCGTTCAACGTGCTGGTGAAGAATGGCGTCGGAGACAAGCGCAGCATGTCGCAGAACGGCCTTTTCCATGCGTGGATGGGGCAGATCGCGAAGGCCACGAACGACGATCCTGCCGAGATCAAGGCTCAGTGCCACATCCGCTGGGGCATCCCGCTCTTCCGCGCCGAGGACGAAGCCTATTCGCTCTTCATCGAGCGGGCGCTTGGCGGGCTGAACCGTGGGCAGGTCATCGAGATGATCGTGCAAGGCTTCGTCCCCTGCACCAGCCTCATGAGCAAGGCGCTTCTGAGCCGGTACATGGATGCCGTGTGGCAGGAATACGCGCCGCATGTCCGCCTCATGGACCCGGAAGACCTCAAGTGGAGGGAAGCGGCATGACCCGCGCCCTGCCCGAGTGGATCGGCCGCACTGCCGACAGCGTGATCCCGGCCCGCGTCCGCCTGCGCATCTTCGAAGCCCAAGGAGGGTGCTGCGACGAGTGCGGCCGCAAGATGGGTGTCGCCGGCGAGCGGTGGGAAGTGGACCACGCCAAGGCGCTGATCCTTGGCGGTGAGAACCGCGAGACGAACCTGCGCGCGCTCTGCCGCAACTGCCACGCCGGGAAGACCCGCGAGGACGTGGCCCAAAAATCCACCGAAGCCCGGAAGCGCAAGAAGCACCTCGGGCTCGACCGACCGAAACGCAAGATGAGCTACCGCCGCTTTAACGGCGAGCCTGTTTGGAGGGACTGACCCAATGAAGCCGATCATCATCACCCCGCAGGGCCGCTTGGTCCTCACCAAGGACGGAGAGGCGGCACGTCGCGAGATCCTGCGGGTTCGCCGCGTGACGGGATCGACCGTGACGCTTGGCGCCCCTCTTCCGCCGGTCATCTCTCCGGAGGTTGCCGCGTGGGATATGGCGCGGAGGGCAGCAGAATGAGCTTCGTACTACCGATCATCATTGACAAAGAGCGCAAATTCTCAGTCGGAGAGCATAGCGGAGATATCTTCGGAAGCGGCAAGGATTTTGACGGGATTGCCCTGACCATTGAACTGCGCACGACAGAAGAAGCCCGCGCTGTTCTTGGGGCCCTCTTCAGTGAACGAGAGGCCTGCAAATGACCCGCCGCGACACACTCGCAGAGGCGCAGGACTTCGCAGAGATCAACCAGACGGATCGCGTGATCCGGTCGTTCCAGAGCGGAGAACCGCTGGCCGACTGGCTGGACGGTCGCGCCCCGCACGGCTGGTGGATCGCCCCGGCGCTGGTGGTTTCCCTCGTCGTCTGGGGCCTGATGGCATGGGCTCTCATTGCATGGTGGCTGGCATGAGCATCTACGCCGCACCCCTCATCGTCGCGCTTGCCATTGGCTGCGTCTGCGAGGCGCTGGAAGAGGCGCATGAACGCCGGGATTGGCGGAGGCGGAACGGATGACCATTCCCGTGACCCCGCTCAACGTGCCGCCGCAGGTGATCCAAGGCGAGCACGAAGCCGAGATCCTGCGCTGGCAGCTGAGGGTCCGCGAGGCGTTCTTCCGCGCCTTCGAGATCTGCAACCCGGGCAGCGATGCCGCGGCGGCCGAGGCCGCTTGGATCGCCGAATACGACTGGTGGTTCACCATCCTCCACGAAGCACCTTCCGGCACCCCCAGCGGCGCCGTGGGGCGCTACCGTGACCCGGTGGAGGCCGAGCGCCAGCGTCAGGCCTTCATGTACCACCGGAGCAGGTTCACCCCCAAGGAAGGGCACGGCACCAGGCTGACCATCGACCCGCACCCCGAGGCGCCGGTCGATGCCGTGTTCCCGCCCGTGCCGAACCGCGGCGATTTCTTCGAGAGGAAGGACCGATGAGCAGCGTCAGGGTGACATTCCCAACCGATGAGGCGGCGGTGTCTGCGCTCGAAGCGGCAGGCTTCAGCGTCGGCAGGCTACAGGGAGGCGCGCCGCGCGGGATCATGTTCGGCGACTTCGACATCCAGAAGTGGCGCAATCTGCGACCCGCAGACAAGGACAGCCTGGACGGCCACCTCTGCCGTCATGGCCCGCCCGGATCGCCCACATCGGTGACGATCCATTCCGCCGAGCACATCACGGCGCAACCCATCAACGAAGTCACTGCCGCTGCGGCGGCAGATCGAACCTGACCAGGAGGCACGATGGAGCTTGAAGAGTTCACCGAGAAATTCGTGACGGAGTTGGTGCGCCTGGGCGGGCCGACATTCGCAGACGGGACCAGCGTCGAGGAGTACGCGCGCTCGACCGCTCCCCTCTACTTTGCCGAGGACTGGCAGCGAGAGGACGGACCGGAGGCTTGTGCTGAGGCGGACTTCGACTGCTGGGAGCACGCATGACCCCAGGCTTCTCCCCCTGCCCTCACTGCGGCTGTGTGGCGCTCCGCCTGCTGCCCGCGAAACCCATCATCTGCGACGGATACAGAAGGGAACGGACATAATGGCAACCTATCTCGCAAACACCGCGAACCGCGACGTGATCACGCTCGGCCTGTCGAAAGCAGAGGCCGAGGCGCTTCTCGATGCCGTCGCTCAAACGCGAGCCATGCCCGGCAACAACATGACCCGAGCCGCATTGGATCGCGCTGTGAGCGCTCTCCACGCCGCCACGAACACCAGCGCCCGACGGGCCGGGTTCTTCGATTAACGAACGGAGGAAGACATGGGAAACATGAGCCGTAGAGGCTTCCTTGGCAGATCAACGGCCTTGGCCGTCTCTGCCGTGCTGCCGATCCCAAGAGCGATGGCGCTTGTCGCGCAAGACACACCCACGCTGCAGTGGTTTGCGGTCGGAACAGACGAGTATCTCTATCCATATCTCGGCACGTCAATGGAAAGCGCCGTCCGACAATACGCCGTCGAATACGGGCACACTGTTGGCGATGAATGCCCTGAATGCGGAGATGCCTCCTGCGTCGAGCACAATGACGACCTAGACGCCCCGCTGCCGTGGATCAAAGAAAACGGGTTCGCGTTCGATAGCACCCTTCCGGTGGATCGAGATCCGAGTCTCGCCGAATGGATCAAGGCAGGGTGCGATGTCCCCTGCGAGGCCTGCGACCTTGGAGAGCCGACCGAGTGCCGGATGTTCGAGGGAAGGGCCCTTTGCGATGAATGCCGGCAGATAGCGAGAACCGAGCGGCTCGACAGGATTGTCGGGACCGCACCAGGAACGCCGATCTATCAACCGCGCTGGCGCCAGTCCAGCTAACACCGGAGGCACCATGACCATTGCAACAGTCGAGGGCGACGAAATCGTGATCCGCATACCGGTCTCTGCGCTGATCTATGAGCCAGAACCCCGCGGCTTTCTTGTGACAGACGTAGCGGTCTTTGCGCCGCATGTCGCGCGCGAGATCAGCGGCGAAGACACAGCCGAGCGTCCGTGGATCGAGCCTCTGATAGAAGCGGCAATCATCCGCGCCGCCGAGGGTGATGCCCCCGGCATCACATGGGGAGACGACCACCATGACTAGATATGCAGGTGGCCTGACTGAGGCGCCCACAATCGGCGCATACCTTCCGCAGGAGCACGCAGAAAGCCCATGTCCAAACTGCGGGCTTCGACCGCTCAAGGTTTGGCGCCCGGGCGGAGCCTTTCAGCAGCGCACCGAATGCAAATGTGGCCGCGTCACTGTCTGGGTGATGT